TATTTTTGATAGAGTCTCGCCGCCAAGACCAAACGCATCGTTTAGCCCTGGGCTTGCCAAAATATCAGAAATGAGGCTTCTCATGGCGCGGTTTGTGTTGACCACATACTCAACTGACGACTGTGTTTGTGGGCGGGCTAGTATCAATTCTTGCTTCTGCTTTGGAGCAACACCAGCGCTCTCTACTAAAGGAACTTCCTTGTCACCCATTGTTTTGCTTACCAATGTCATTGGAACCTGCACAAGCTGAGAACTTGCAACGGGAATACGGGATGGTTCTATTGGCTCTGCCGCGCTAACTGGCTTAGGAGTAACAGCGGGAACAGTTGGCGCAATTGGGGTAATTGTTGTTGGGGCAATCATTTCAGAACGCCCCCGTGGAATAGCGACTTCTTGCCCAGACTCAAACTGAAACTTTTTGGCTTCAACCGTTAGTGATGCCTTTTTTTCATCGTTTGGAGCATTTTGAAATTGCAACACTTCTGCTTTTTCGTTTGGATTCAACTCTGAAAAATCTCTCCCGCCAAACTTTAGGTCAATAAACGCTTGCGTAGAAGAATCAAAATCAATTGGTTTTCTTGTGCTTAAACCCGGAATTGCAACTGGTGTTGGCGTGCCAATTCTCGGAATCTCTATGAGCTGTTCGCCGCCACTAGGCGTTTTTATTGTCATGTACTTCGGGGCATTTTGCTGAGCAATAGCCTGTTTAATCTGCATACCTTTCAGCGTGTCTGCTAGCGTCTTATCAAACGACTGTTGGTAAGCCTGTAATCCTACTGGGCCAGCCTGACCAATAGCCTGTCCAAGGCTAGGCTTGCCCTGCCCAGGTTGACCACGGGAGGATTGCAACAGAGCAAACCCAAGGTTTGTTAGCAAGGCGTTTTGTGCGCGTTGCTCTGCTGCTTTCATCTCTGCCGGAGACAATAACCCTTGCGGTAAACCGCCGCCCAAAAGTTCTTGAAGTGTAGCCATATATTTACCCTAACAAAGTCGTGAGGTTTGGTACGTCTGGTTGGTACTGCGTTCCTAGCAATCCGGTTTGTGGTTGGCGGGACGCAAGCAGGTTTAGCACCCCAGAATAATCCACCCCAGATGGCGTTGCTTGTTGAGACATTTGCTGCGCCTGTGGGATTGCAGTTGGTTGTTGCTGTCCACCCATTAAACTACTAAGTGAGTTTGCGGCTTTCAACACATCCGTGGTGCTAATTTTGGAAGCTGACTTTCCAACGTCTGAAACCGGTATCGTGTTGTTTATGTATGAATAAATCTCTGCCTCTGGCAGACCCATTCCAGCATAAGTTGCGGCTGTTTCTGCAAGTCCCGCCGGAACCCCTGCGTATGACAGGGTAGAGGATATTTGGGCTGTTGAAAGCCCCTGATTAGCAAGTTGGGCTGCATCTGCCGCAATAAACTGAGCCTCTGCCGCAGATAAACCTTCTGCTCCAAAACTAGGCATACCATAGTAAGTTGCGCCACCAAGCGCGGCAATCGTGAGCCAACCACCTGGTACTTCTTCGTTTACCCAATCGTCAATATCTCTACCGACTTCACGGATGTCCTCTACGGCTTTGTTTACTGGCTTGCTTAACTCGTCAATCGTTAAGTCAATCCCTGTATTTTTTTCAACCCAACCCATTTTCCCACCTTTGTAGTTTGGTTATCCCTTTGTGAGTCCCTAGACTTTTATCGTCTGACATCACAACTTCATCACCGTATCTTGAATAGACCGACTTTAACCTCTCGTCAGTAAAGTAAGTAATTGCGTACTCTTTGTCTTTAATCGCATTAAAGAAGTCTCGTAGGTTTTGCAAGAACTCTTTGATGCTATCTGCGTTAATCGTGTGATAAAACACCGCAGAATCCGTGACCCTGAATACTATAAAAATCGTATTTCCGAACCTGTAAAACCTTGCGCCGTTCTTGCGGTGTAGTGCCAAAGACTTCTTCGCATCCTCTATCGTGATGCTCTTGTTGTTCCGCTTTATGTCTTTTGCAACTAACTCGCCAATGTTCACGCTGCTACATATTTACTGTCGTCTACGTTGTTGGGATGAAACTTTGGTAGGTAGATTCTAAGCATTGGTAATCCAATCTTGAACCCAACATAACCAAAGCACACCGCTAGGTCTTTCCATGTGGATAACTTCCACAATAACTTTTCTTCCTTTAGTTTCTTGATTGTGTAACTTAACAAGAACCCAATTACATACTTCTGGTTAACACGGGCAATCTTACGTAATTCCTTACGCGACAGTCCTAGGTAATCCCACAGGTCTAGGGCTAGTGTTTTGTGCCCAAGTTCTTCCCTTGCGTGCCAACAGAACAGCTTGAAGTCTCGACCCTCTCTGGTTCCCCAACGGTCAATGTAAGACCTTGCCATGCAGGAGGCTAGGTGTTCTATGGATACCATAGTCCCTAGCCAAAAGGTCATTCCCGGTCTGCGGTGGATTATCTTGGTGTTCGCAAACTCTTGCTTCTCTGCGTCCTTGAGGTTGTGCCTGTCGTTAAACGACTCATGGGCACTTGCGTGGGACATTTCCTCTTGGACAAATTTAATCATCCGTCTGCGTAAATCTTCGTTTTTTACGCTTGGCAGGTGGTGGTTAATGACTGCGGCAAAGGCTTTCTCCCACGCTGGGAAAATAATGCTAGACGCGTTTCCGTAGTGCGTCCACACCGCCGAGTTGTCACACCAGTAGGTCAAAGCAATAGACCCCCTAGACCACCAAGAATTGCGCCTGTCTGCGACCCAGAAAGACCTCCAATACCGCCAAACAAACTTCCCACCTGAGAACCAAGCATTGCCCCGCCCAAACCTTGCGTGAGGTAGTTCGTCTTTGGCTCTGATGGTGGTGGTGCAAACTGCGAGCTTCCCATCGGGGTTCCGTAGACAGAGGACAAGAACCCTTGTAACTGCTGATACGGAAGCTGTTGCGAATACTGGTATCTTTGCATTGCCTCTTGCAACGGTTTGGCTGCAATTGCTTCCCGCGCTGCACCAACTTGAGCCAACGTCTGAGCCGGTAGGAAAGATGACTGATAGAAACTTGGGGCGGCTTGAGCCAATGCTGCCTGTCCAAGTTGCGCCTGTTGTTGCAATGCACGCTCACGGGCGTAGTCTTGACCAATGATGTTGGCAGAAACGTCGCCTAAAGCCCTTCCGTAGGCTTCCGTAGCCCCGCCAAGGGCACGTTCCATCGCTCCTGACCCGTAGCGTCCAGCGCGTGAGTAGAGGCTTGCGATACCCGGAACAATCTGCTCCCCATATTGTTGTGTAAGCGGGCGTGCAGCGGCTTGAACCATAGCCTGTTGGTATGGGTTGCCTTGCAGAAATCCACCTGCGGCGGTCTGCCCAATCTGCCCCAAGGACGACAGGTAGCCTTGTTGCCCTGCGCTTATAAACGGAGATGCCGCACCCGCTAATTGCTCTTGCATCGCCAACGCCTGTTCGGTCTGCTGGCTTGGGGAGACGTACATCTGCCCAGGGTATAGGCTAGGCTGTGGCTCTCCGAAGAAAAGTCTCTCTGCCCTCTGTAAACCCATCTGGAGGTACGGTGCTAGGCGTGGGTCAATTCTTGACTCGCCACTAGCTGCGCCACGGGCGGGGGATAATTCACTAGGAGAACCGCCTGGAATGGTAGTTGGCGCAATCGCCGTGGGTGTCGCGGTGGTTGGTGTAACCGCCTGTCCAACTTGCTGTGTCGCTAGCGGTGCTACTGGAGCAAATGCCGACCCAAAAAAGTTGCCGAACATTCCGGTCGGTAATGTTGTTCCACCCGTTTGTGGCTGGGCGACAGCAGAGACGTTAGAGAATGAAGACATATATCACCTATTATAAAGATTATCCAACCAAAATGTAAGCATAAGTCTTGTCTGCCGTAGAGTTGGCATAGTGGCTTATGGTTGCCTGTCCCTGCTGTTGGGCAGAGACGTAAATGTTTGAGTACGCCGCAGGAGCAATGTAGTTCACGGTAACGATTACAGACGGGGTTGACGGTCTTGTTGGGCTTGTCTGCGCCGCTAGATGCTCGATTCCGCAGTCTGTGTCGGTTGAAGACCAAGCAATCTGAATGTAATCGTCTGCCTGTAATTCTAAGAAAAAGTTAAGCGCCGCAATCAGGTGTCCGTCTGTACCGCCGTGGCTCTCCGGGACTGAGAACTTGCTGTTACTTCCCGCGATATTGGAAGCAGCCCCGCTTCCGCTACCCTTCTTAAACCACACATCTACGTCTTGAATCTGCACATCCGCGTTGGCAAACTGGATGCTAAATTGAATGTTATAAATCCCGTAGTTACGCACACGGAATTTGTTGGTGTTCTCTAAAACTACCCCGTTGCTGTAATCAGTCGTATCACAACTGATGATGTACTCATTCGAGGTTGTTGTCGCGTTCTGGTCTGTCGTATCCTGAAACGCACCGTAGGGCGCAGAGTCCGCTTCTGCCGCGTTTGAGAACGGGATAAGTACAATTTTTGTATCTACGGAAATACGCTCGTCGTACAGGGTAGTCGTAGTCGCATTGCCCGTGGCAAGCGTAATCGTCCCCGTATTATTGGACTTGCCGTTCATCAGGTTGTTGACCACCTCGGAAATCTGCCGAGGATTGCCACCTTGGTACGGTAGAACACGAAACATTATCTAGTCCCTGCTTGCTGAATCTCTACATCTACTCCGATGGCAGACGACCAATTGTTCCCAGACGGCTGAAGCCTTACTCTGTGGTAACGCCCGTAAGACCTAACTCCCACGCGGTTCTCGCTGTTTGCGGCGGTCACAGACGGAAAGTTTACCTGTTCGTTCAAAACCAGCCGTGAGTCTATTGCCACGGAACCCGTACCGTCGTCAACAATTGGTTTAACCAGCGTAATCATAGATTGGCTTGAGTCGGCAGAAATGTCTGCTGTGTCAATCGTTCCCGTCTTTGCGGGGCCAGAGAAGGTGATAATTTTTGCGCCAGAAACGCCCGCGAGCTGCAATTTACCGCCAATCCAAAGCCTCGAATCTAGCGGGGTTTGCAAAGCATCAATGCTTGCAGAGAACGAATCTAGCCCCTCTAAGGTTACGCCTGGGGTTGAACTGGTTGCTATACGATTTATTGTCGTATCGGCGTAAGACCACCGCTTAGTCGTGATGTGGTAAATAAGTATGCGGTACGTTAGGTCTGTGGAGGGATAGCCCCACATGACTAAGTTCTTGCTAGCGTCTGCCGCAGCACTCATTTGGTCAATGTTTGCTTCGCGCAGGGTGTTAAAGAAGAACCTGTTTACCTTCTCCGCGCCGATGTTTACAACATTCTGTCCGTCACAGGCATAGAATCCGTCATCGGACAGAAAGTAAGTAACCCCCTGCCATTGGATGACCGAGTTGGACTCGTAGCAACCCAGGTTCCTAGAGATGTTGTCAAACTGGAATATCAGCGGTGTCCCAATGTAGGACATCCGATAGATACTTCTGTCCATGAGAACAATGCCAAACTCGCCACCCGTAACGCCCTGAACCCTGCCGCCGTCAGGAATGTCCTGAAAGTCTGCCTGTGTGGTCGCGGATGTGGCCCACGTTGTTTCGTTGTTAATACCAGACCATTGCACTCGGTTTTGGTAGTCCGTTTGGTAGCCAGAGACCACAAAATCACGCACCACAGTCACAAATCTTGCTTTGGGAGCGTCTGACGATAGGTTTGCAAAGTTGCTTGTGGTGGTTAAATCGTAGGCTTGCATGGTGTGGGCTTCTGATGCCCCAATCACCTTGTTGCCAAACTGCGTAAACTTCCACATCGTCGAGCCGCTGTAAGTTATTCCCGACACATCGTCAAGCGAGAAGTCAGAGGAATCTAGTCTGTAAAGCCTTGTGGTTCCGCTTGCGAATACCCTAGTGTTCCCAGCAGTATCTCTACCGGCAACCACGTTTGTCAGGTCTTGGGCGGCTGCGTCTGAGTAATCTTCCTCAGATGGGAACGGCCCATAGCCGACGGCTCGCGGGTACACGTTCTTAGCCGTGGTCAGCGCACCGATAACCCCTGGCTGGTCAGGTAGCCACTCTCCAAAGGTAACTCTTGTTATTGCCATGTGTTACTTCCCGAAGATTGTTGTGTCCAAACGTCGCTTTGTGCGGGTATTGGTGTCCATGTGTCCGAACTGGTCGATGCCTGTGTCCATGTGTCGCTCTGAACATTAGCGGCAGACCATGTATTTGGCTGGTCTGGGACTAAAACCCATTCTTCGCCAAACTTGTAAAGCGTGCAAGTAAGCTGTGCATTGCTCGCCACCTGCCCTGAAACCGTGTAAATAATCCCCGCAAGCGCGGTTAGCGTGCCTACTGCGGAAACATTTGCCTGTGCGCCTACCTCGAAACCTGCGGTAGCGGAGAGGAATCCTTCTGCCGTAATTGCGCCGTCTACTATTCTGAGCCTTACTGCGTCCGCAGAAGCCGTCCCAGAGGCCGTAATATCGCCTACAACCGTCCGCAACCTGTCGGCTAGTGCCGTAGCACTTCCCACCGCAGTAATCGTCGCAGAGGGGCTTACAATGGTGTTAGCAGAAACGTTTACAAACCCTGCGGAGGCTATGTCTCCGACAACAGTTCTTGTCCGTGTAGCGTCTGACACCACACTTCCGACACCCGAAATCGAGCCTACAACCGTTCTGGTTAGCGTTCCGTCTGCGGATACCGCACCAGCACCATCAATCGCACCGTTAATAGTACGCAATCTCGTACCATTGACCACCACCTGACCATTGGCGGTAATAATTGCCTGTGCGGTCTTGGAGAACTCAGGTATTGCGTTGACCGTACCCACGCCAGTAATGACTTGGGGTTCGTAGACCAAGCAGATTTCTGTGTCAGGCGAAGTCCAGATGGGGC